GATTTTCTCGACGTTTACAGCCGAGAAATGGAGCAAAAACAAAGGTTTGCGGTCTAACTCAAAAGGGGTGGGGGAATATGGAGATGGGAGGGGAAACGGCATTGGAGCGGTTGGAAGCTCTCAGTCGCGTTCGTCCGCTGACCGACGCGGAAACCCGCCGCCTGGTGGTGGAGTTGAACCGAGCATCGCGCCGCCATGACCGGGTGCTCAAGGGCCAGAAGCCGTGGACGACTGCGGACCTGTTGAGGCTGCGTCGTCATCTTCTCAACGGCAAGAAGCCTGCGCAGATCGGCCCGATCATGAACCGCTCGGAGCGGGCGATCTGGCGCAAGATGACGCTGATGGGCTGGACGGTTCACGCGGCCCAACTGTGGGTCATCAACCCGACGGAGGGGATAAGAGTTCAACCGCGTTCCGGCACTGGCGATGGTAGGGATTAGCCCCGTGTGCACGATCACAGACCATAGCCTCCTGCGCTACATCGAGCGGGTGTGGCATATCGACGTGGAAGCCGCGCGAGCCGAGATGCTGACCGCCGCTCCTATCGTTGATGCCGCCGCGCAGATCGGCTGCGATACCGTCAAGATGGGCAATGGAGCCCGATTGAAGCTCAAGGGCAACGTGGTCGCGACCGTGCTGCCGAAGCGGGGGTGGTGAATGGGCCGCCCATCGAAATACAAACCCGAGTTTGCCGCGCAGGTTCAAAAGCTCGCCGAGCTTGGCGCGACAGATCAGGAGATCGCCGATTTCTTCGAGGCTGACGTGCGGACCATCTATCGGTGGAAGCATGATATCCCTGCATTTTGTCAGGCCCTAAAGGGGGGCAAGGACATTGCCGACGATAGGGTTGAGCGCAGCCTGTATCAGCGGGCCATTGGCTACGAGCAGGAAGAGGTCAAAATCTTCATGCCGAGCGGCGCCGATAATCCCGTCTATGCTCCATATCGTGCCAAGGTCGCGCCCGATGTGACGGCGGCGATCTTCTGGCTGAAGAACCGGCGCAAGGAAGCATGGCGGGACGTGTCGCGAACCGAGCACACAGGCAAGGACGGGGCGGCAATCGAGATCGAACAAAAGGTGCGGGAAGATGCTGATGCAGTCGCCAGCGCAATTTCTAGCCTCGCTGAGCGAGCAAGAGCGGCGGGAGTGGCTGGCGAAACTCAGCACTGAGCAGGTTGCGCAGCTTCGCTACAATTGGGAGTTCTGGGCGCGTCCCGGACAACTTGCCCCGGAAGGCGATTGGCGGACGTGGCTCGTGCTGGCCGGTCGCGGCTTTGGAAAGACAGAGATCGGCGCTAACTGGATTCGCCAGCGGGTCAGGGACGGCGCGAAGATGATCGCTCTTGTTGCCGAGACGCAGAAGGACCTGGAAGAGGTCATGATCCCGCGCCTGCTGAAGGTGACGCCGGAAAAGGAAGCACCGGACATTCGCTACAAGCCGGTGCGAGTGCGCTGGCCGACCGGGGCGGTGGCGTATGGCTACAATGGAACCGAGCCGGATCAGCTTCGCGGGCCTGAGTTCGATACGGCATGGGTCGATGAGCTGGCGAAATACTCCAAGGCACGCGAGACATGGGACATGCTGCAATTCACCATGCGGCGTGGCAATCCGCGCGTGCTGGTGACGACGACGCCGCGCCCGATCCCGATCATCAAGGACATCATGGCGAAGAAGGGGACGGCGACGACGCGCGGACGAACTCTGGACAATGCCGACAACCTCGCGCCCGAGTTCATCGAGGACATCATGAGCAAGTATGCGGGAACGCGGCTGGGCCGGCAGGAGCTCGACGGCGAGATCGTGGACGATGTTCCGGGCGCACTGTGGACGCGAGAGATGCTGGACCGAACGCGGGTTGCGGAAGCCCCGGAAATGGCGCGCGTGGTGATTGGCGTCGATCCTTCGGGGACCGGCGGCGCGGACGATGAGGGCGATCCTGTGGGCATTGTTGCGGCGGGACGTGGGATTGACGGGCGCGGCTATCTGCTGTGCGATGATACGTGCAAGCTATCGCCCGATGCGTGGGCTCGCCGCGCAGTTACAGCGTATCACCGCCACCAGGCCGACCGGATCGTGGCCGAGCGCAATTTCGGCGGCGCGATGGTGCAGGCGGTAATCAAGACGGCGGACGGGAGCGTTCCCTACAAGGAGGTCGTGGCGAGCCGCGGCAAGGCGGCGCGTGCCGAGCCGGTGGCGGCGCTGTTCGAGCAAGGGCGGGTCAGCATCGTCGGATCATTGTCCGAGCTTGAAGATGAGATGGTGCTGATGACTTCTAATGGATTTGTCGGGGAAGGATCGCCGAACCGGGTTGACGCGGCGGTGTGGGCGCTGACGGAGGTTATGCTTGGGCATCAGCCGCAGCCGCGATTTGACGGGCCGGTCAGCATCCCGTCACTGGCTTTGAGGAGGTAGGAGTGTCGCCGTGGCAAACAGTTTCGCTAGAGACCTCGAAGTCATAATGCCGACTGCCAACATTCAGGCGAGCGCTGCGGGGAACGTGATGTCGTGTATACAGCAAGCCAAGGCAATGCAGAATGCGGCATCAGCTCAATTGCAGACGGGCTGGACAAGTGAGGAGCAGCGCGCGGAGTGGTTCGACGCGCAATTGAACGTCGCTCCCCGCAAGAACGCATGGTGGCATCGTGAGCGCGCCGAACAGTACGCGAAGGATGGCGAAAAGCTGATCGAGCGCATTGCCTTCTGGTCCGAGGTTCCGCTTGCCGGATGGCTCGTGTCGCGGCTTGCCGATGAGCTGGAGGCCGTGAGTGGGAAGATCGAAAGCGAGCTGGCTTTCCGATAAGAGTTCAATCGCCGCGACAGGCCAGCCAAGGGTAATCCTTCGCGCATGGCCGAAGCCGCGAACGACGAGCCCGACGCGGCTCTCGAAGATCAGAACACGTCCGCAAAGGCGCTTGAGGCCGTGTTCGAACGCGCCATGCGCAACTTCGACATCGCTGTGCTTCCGCAACTGGAGCAGCGCAGCCTCAGCCTCATCGCCCGCCGCTTCGTCAATATCCCCGGTGCCATGTGGGAAGGCGATTTCGGCGAGTGCTTCCCCGACGAGATCAAGCTGGAAATCCCGCTGGTCAAGGACGGCATCGACAAGATCAAGCGCGACTATAACGAGAACCGCATCGTTCCTGACTTCCGCCCGGCCAATGGCAAGGGCGACGATGACAGCGCGGAGAACCTGAACGGCATCTATCGCGCCGATGCGAAGTGCTACAAGTCACAGCAGGCGTTCGACAATGCGTTCGGCGAAGCGGTGGATGGAGGGTTCGGGGCCTTCCGCCTGACGAACGAATGGGCCGATCCCTATGACAAGGATTCGGACGAGCAGCGGATCAACCCCGGATCGATCATCACCGACGCCGATCAGCGGGTGTTCTTCGGCCCGTCCGAGAAATACGACAAGTCGGACGCTCCGTATGCGTTCGTCATCACCGCTCACGCCCGCGCGCTGTTCGAGGAGCAGCATCCCGACGCGATTGCCGATTGGCCGACCGAGCGGATTGACCCGCCCTATGACTGGTTCACGCCCGATGTGGTCAAGGTCGCCGAGTATTACGAAGCCGAAGACGTTGAGGAGAAGCTGTATATCCTCACCCACAAGCTGAGCGGGGCCGAGGAGCGCTATTGGGACAGCGAGATCGACGACGACGAACTCGCGACGATGAAGAAAACCGGGTGGAAAGTCGAGACCCGCAAGCTCAAGCGCAAGCGCATCCACAAGTATCTGCTCTCTGGCGAAGAGGTCATTGCCGACAAGGGGCTGATTGCGGGCGACCAGATCCCGGTTGTGCCGGTTTATGGCGAGCGCTCGTTCGTCGATGGGGTGGAGCGGTTCCAGGGCTATACCCAGCGCCGAATGGACGTGCAGCGGCTTTACAACATGGCCGTGTCCAAGCTCGGGGAGACTTCAGCTCAGAGCCCGCGCGAGATACCGATCTTTGGATCGTCGCAGATGCCGCCGCATATCGCGGAGCAGTGGGCTCGGCAGGTTGTGGATCGTCATGCCTATGCAGTAGTGGAGCCCTTGGTCGATCCGGCGACGGGCGCAATCGTCTCTGCCGGCCCAATCGGCAAGGTCGAAGCTCCGCAAGTCGATGCCAACACCGCTGCCGTGCTCCAAATCGCCCGCACCGACCTGACCGACGGTCAGCAGGACGGGGCCGATGAGGTCAAGGCCAATACGTCCGCCGATGCTTTGGAGGTTGCTGCCGTGCGGGTGGACGCGCGTTCCGGCATCTATCTCGACAACATGCGCCAGTCGGTTCAGCGCGACGGCGAGATTTACCTCTCGATGTGCGCCGACGTGTATTTCGAGCCGGGCCGCGAAGTCGAGACGATGAGCGAGGACGGCAACGACGGCACGGCCACGCTGGTTCAGCAATATGTCAGCCGCCAGGGCAAGCCGGGTTATCAAAACGATTTCACGCGAGGCCATTACAAGGTCGTTGTCGATGTAACCGAGGCGACCGCCACGCGCAGGGATAAGACGGTCAAGTCGTGCATGAGCATGGCCGATGTTGCGGTGAAGGCGGAGAATGTCGATCTCGCCAACGTGTTCCTCCTGACCGCGACGATGAATGTCGATGGCGAGGGCATGGGCGACCTTCGCGACTTCGCGAGGAAGCAGCTCCTTCAGTTGGGTGCAGTTGAGCCGACCGACGAAGAGAAGGCCGCCGTCGCGCAGGCCGCAGAGCAGGAAAGCCAGAAGCCTGATCCGCAGGCCGAGCTGATGAATGCAATGACGGCGGAGAAAGCATCGTCGGCGCAACTCAAGGGCGCGCAGGCCAAGGCCGCTGCCGCCGACGCAATTCTCAAGCTCGCGCAGGCCAATGCGGTTGGCGGGCCAGACGCCGCACCGACACCGCCCGATGGGCTGGAAGCGGCGCACAAGCTCGCGCAGATCGGCAAGACCGTGGCCGATGCGCGGCACGTCCAGACGCAGACCCAGCATCTTCCGCAGCAACTCGCAATCGAGGCGGAGAACGCGCACACCAACGCGGTCAAGGCGCACGCGTCCAGGTTCGCGGCAATCGGCAAGCTGTTCGGCGGGAAGAAGAAGGACTGATGTTCTTCCGGCCCCTGAGCGACGGAACGCACAGCCTTGCGCTCAGCCCAATCATGCCGAGCGACTGGACGGACGAGCAGAAGGAGCGCTGCTGGTCGCGATGGTTTGAACCGGCGTGGCCTGAATATCGCCCGTCGATGCTGCAACGGCTGCGATCCTACGCCAACGACCGTGACCATTGCTGGTGGTAGGCGATAAGAGTTCAATCCGGTTTCGCGCCCTCAATCGGTAAAGTTGCGCGCATATGAGCGCGACGGCTGAACTCTGTCTGGAACGGCATTACGACGCTGCGCGCATCAACGAGCTTGCGAACCATCCGGCTATCCGCCCGACCTGTGGCGGCGATGGTAAATCAGAAATCGACCTGACGGCGTTTGTCGCTGACCCGAAGAACCATGCGATGGTGTGGGATCGGGGATATTTGCTGGCCGTGTGGACGGGGCCGCAAACCTACGAAATCCACGTCGCTGTGCTTCCCGAAGGCCGGGGCCGAGATGCTTACCGCATGGTGGCGGAGTTCGTCGCTTATATGGCCGAATATGGCGCGGAGCGGCTGTGGGCGCGCGTGGCCGAGCATTCGGACGGATTGCGTCACTACACCGCGCAAGCCGGTTTCACGCGCTGCGACCGCGACACAATCGACATCGGCTTTGGGCCGGTCACGTATGACATTTATCAGTGGAAAGCGCCATGCCGACAGCATTAATCGGGCCGGTCATTGGCGCGGTCGCCTCAATTGGCGGCGGCCTTATCGCGTCGAGCGGCGCGTCCAGTGCTGCGCATGCTCAACAGCAGTCGGACGCTGCGGCGATTGGCGAGCAGCGTAGGCAGTTCGATCTCACGCGTTCGGACTTCGCGCCGTATCTCAACGCTGGAAAGACAGCACTTCCGCAAATTCAGGATTTGCTCGGGCTCAACGGCAACGCCAAGGCGGCGGCGGCAATTGAGGCGCTGAAAGCCTCGCCAGCATACCAGAGCCTCTACAACAACGGACAGGAGGCGATCCTTCAGAATGCCGCCGCAACCGGCGGACTGCGCGGAGGCAACACGCAGGGCGCGCTCGCCAATTTCGGGCGCGACACGCTGTCGTCGGTCATCTCGGATCAGCTCGCTCGGTTGGGCGGCTTGGCGGGCATGGGCGAGAACGCGACCGGCTCGGTTGCCAACCTCGGTCAGAATACTGCGAACAGCATCAGTGGCTTGTTGCAGGCCAGCGGCAACGCGGCAGCGAGCGGTGCGCTCAGCCAGGCTGGCATCTGGTCGAGCGTTCTCAATAATCTCGGATCGATTGGGCAGGGTCTGTTTCCGTCTGCGGCAACCGCCGGTGGCGGCGTTTACAGGGGTTTCTAGGCATGGCGCTCGACGACTACGGCGCGATCATGCAGTCGGCGGGGAACGTCATCCCCGACTTCAACCGCCAGCTATTGCAGCGGGCGCAGATCGGCGCGCTCAACGCGCAGACGCAGGAAAGCCAAGCTCAGGCTCAGGCGATTGCGGATAAGCAGGCGCGGCTTGTCCAGCTCCAGAAAGACCTTGCCGCGTCGGATGGGAGTCCGACAAGCATCTCGCGTCTTATCATGCGCAATCCGGAGTTCGCGGATCAACTGAAAGCCGGTTGGGACGTGTCGGACAAGGCGACGACGCAGGCTGATCTCACCAACTTGGGCGAAATGTATTCCTCGGCCTTGGGCGGCGACTGGAAATCGGTCGCGGGCATGGTTCACGCGCGCCACGATGCGGAACAGGCTGCGGGCCGCGCCAATCCGCAATATTCCGGCACGATTCTCGACATTGCCGACAAGGCCGCCGATGGCGATCCGCAGGCTCAGAAGATCGCGAAAACGATGCTCGGCTCGATGATCGCGGCAAAGACCGGGCCGGATCATTTCAGCTCGACATATGACAAGCTCAATCCGAGCGACAGCTACACGCTCGATGCCGGTGCGGCTCGCTTTCAAGACAACAAGATGGTCGCGCATTCGCCGTTTATCATCGACGGCGACAAGAACGTCCGCCTGTGGACGGATAATGGCACTGCGCCGGCCGCTGGCGGCGCTCCCGCCGCACAGGGAGGCTTCGACAACGCGGTCGCTCAGGTGCTCAGCAATGAGGGCGGCTACAATCCCAAGGACATGAACGGCGCGCCGGTCAATTTCGGCATCAACGCCAAGGCCAACGCCGACGAATTGAAGAAGCTCGGCGTCAGCGACATTAAGAATTTGACGCGCGACCAGGCGGTCCAGATTTACCGTGACAAGTATTGGGCTCAGAGCGGCGCGGAGAACCTTCCGGCCAATTTGCAGACGCCGTACTTCGATGTTTACGTTCGCAACCCGAAGATCGCGAAGAAGGCGCTGGCGGACTCGGGCGGCGATCCCGCGCGCTTCGTCCAGCTAACGTCCGCCTATTTCCAGAACCTCGCGCAGAAGCCGAGCGGCCAGCCTTATGGCAAGGCATGGGCGGCGCGCGATGCTACGAACATGGCAATCGCAACCGGACAAGCCACGGCTCAGACGACGCAGGGCGGCGGCGGGCAGTTCCCGATTGTCATTCCGGGCAATAGTCCCGACCAATATCACGCCCTTACTCCCGCCGAGGTCCAGCAGCGCGGGCTCGATCCGTCGCAGCAATACCAGCTCAACACGAAAACCGGCCAGGTTACGGGCTTGGGGCAGCGCGACGCGGCAGGCGACGACATTCTCAAGCAATACAACATCGGGCCGAACGAAACCGGGCCGAGCGTGCTCCAGAAGCTGCCCGCGAGCCTCGCTTCGCAGGTGAAAGCGCTGTCCGAAGGGCGCTTGCCCATGCCGTCGTCATTCGCGCTGGCGAAGCCCTACTGGCAGAAGATGCTGCAGCTAACGGCTCAGTACGACCCGACCTTCGATGCGGCCAACGCCCCGGCTCGCAAGGCCGCGATTACCGCGTTCACCGGCAACGGGCGCGCCGCACAGACGGTGGGCTCTGTCAACCGTGTCGCCAACCACCTGGAAACGCTGTGGCAGGCGAACAAGAAGCTCGCCGGTCCCGATACTGGCTTTGGTCCGCTCAACACGGTTCTCGCGACGGCGGGACAGGCGTTCGATCCCGACGATGCGAAGGCTTATGACACGGCTGTCGGCTTCATCGCGGGTGAATTGGAGAAGATCGCGCGCAACAGCCCCGGCACGGAAGCGGGTGTCGATCGCGTCGTCAAGAACCTCAACCGGCATAATTCGAGTTCGACCCGCGAGGCCGCGATCAAGACGGCTGTCGAGATCATCTCGGGCGCAATCGACCCCCTCAAGGAGCAGTATAACAGCGCCTTCACGAACGGGGCGACGCGTCCGAACATTCCGTGGGTGACGCCGCGCGCGCAGAAGATTTATCGTCAGATTGGCGGTGTGGACATGAGCCTCACCGGCGCCAACGCGAACACCAATAGCGATTCCGACGGCAATAACGTCGAATCCAAAGTCCTCAACGGCAAGACGTATTACAGGATCAACGGCAAGTGGTTCGATAATCCGGGGGGCCGGTAGGTGGGGCAAGTCACCGACCCGGCGATTCTCGCGCAACTCGACGCGCAAGAGCCGAAGCCGACACAGCCCGCAGCGCCGCCTGAGTCGCAAACCGATCAGTCGGGCGAAGTCACCGATCCGTCATTGCTCGCGCAACTGAACGGCGATCAGGCTCCGCCTGCCCCCGAAGGCAGCGGCTTTACCGACGAACAGCATCAGCAGATCGTCGCGTATCTCCCAAAGGCGAAGGATGCTGCGGATCTGGAGAAGTTCTCGCGGGAATTGTCGAACGGGCGTGTTCATCTAGCCAACGCCGACGCGGTAATGAACGCTTACCGCAACGGGCAGCGCGAGTTCACTTGGGCGACGCCGACAATTCGGCAGGATCAGACACAACAACAGCAACCGGATCAGGCGACTGTCCGTGACGCGATTGGCGACGGCATTCTCAATGGCCTGGACATGGTGTTTCCCGGCTTGGGTACGTTCCTGCGTCAAAACCGGGAGAGCGGGCGCGCCTTCACCGCGAGCGCAGCCAATGGAGCTGTCGCGGACTACGGGCCAGAGATCGGCGGCTTTCTCGATACGATCACCAGCCCGAGCCAATATGGCGACTTTGGCGCAAATCTCGACCGCAACGTGGCTCACGAGCGCGCGATCCTCACTGGCGAGACTCAGGGGCACACCGGCGCATCGATTGCGGGTGAACTGACGGGCGCGGCGTTGACTGCCCCGCTAGCTGGCCGTGTTGCCAATGCCGTTCCAATTGTCTCGCGAGCAGCCGAGGTCGCGCCCCGACTTACCAGCGCTGGCAAAGCTGCGGTTGGCGGGGCGGCGTTCGGATCAGGGGCGGCGGGACCGGGGAATCGTGTTGAAGGAGCAATCACCGGCGCGGCGCTGGGCTCCGTGACGGACGCGGCAATTCCCGCCGTCCGCGCGCTTGTCGGCACGAATGCGGGACGAGCCGCCAACGCCGAGTTTGCCGATGCAGCGAAACGGCAAGGCCTGGATTTCATGGCGGCCGATCTTCCGAGCTCGCCCAAGTCCAAGTTCGCGACCTCGCTTACCGCGCTGACATTCGGGGCGATCCCTCTTGCCGAGCAAGGCGCGAAGAACGTCGCGACCGCAGGCGCCGCAACGGCGCGGGTTGCGGGAGAGATCGGCACTGTTGCCGACAGGACGGGCGCGGGACAGGCCGCGCAGCGCGGCGCGCAGGCGTTCATGGGCTCGACCGAGAAGAAGATGGGCGCGCTTTACGACGCGATCCCCATTCCTTCCGAGGCACCGGCGGAAGTCGCGAACACGCGCACCGCGCTGACCAATCTGGCGCAATCGTTCCCGAGCAATCCCAAGCTCGCGCAGGCTTTCGAGAACCCCAAGATCACCGATTATCTTGAGGCTTTGACGCCGCAGACGACGCAGGAAGCGACTGGCGTGCTGGACGCAGCCGGAAACCCGATCACGCGCGACGTAACGCACGGAGGCGGCCTGTCATGGGCCGATTTGAAGGACTTTCGCTCGCGCGTCGGCAAGATCATCGGACAGCCCTCGCTTGCCAGTGACGGACAGCAGATCGGCGAGCTTCGCGCGCTTTACGGGGCGCTGAGCGAGGATATGCAGGCGACGGCAAGCCGCTACGGCCCCGCCGCGAGCAACGCGTTCAATCGCGCCAATACCTACGCTCGCGCTCGCGCCAACCGGATCGAGAATGTCGTTTCGATGATCCTCGGTCCTAATCAGGACAAGGCTCCGCAAACTGCCTTTGAAGCGATGCAAAGGCTCGCTAATGAGAAGGGGGGTGATCCGCTGAAGCTGGCAAGGGCGCTAAGGTCCATGCCGGAAG